CAGGCTGATGCAATCCGTATTGCTGCCGAAGCTGAAGCGGATGCAAACAAGGCGATTTCTGAATCTCTGACAAAGGAACTGATTGATTACACCTATGCTCAGACATGGAATGGTGAACTTCCGAAGATTACCGGTGGTTCAAACGCGATTGTCGATGCGAGAGATCTGATTGATCAGACAGAATAATCATAGAAATACTAAATGTGGTATGAATTAGAGAAACATAAGCCGAAAGTTGGAGAGGCTGTGATTATCTGGCAGGAAGGATGGCTGCGTGGAACTGCTGCATACTACCGAAGTGATGGGACGTTTGGTGTGAAAGATGTGAAATATAATCCTTCACACTGGACACACTTTCCAAAACCACCAAATACATAGAGGAATAGCAATGGAAATCATTCAATTTGTTCGTGCGATCAGTACGGATATGGAATGCCCGCAGTGTAAAAGAGGGAGGATGCGTCCTCTTGGTATCATCATGGGTCAACCGCCTCCCAATTACGCACATATCTGTACTGCATGTGGATTTAAATGTGAGTATGACAAAGCCTATCCTACGCTTGTCCAGGTAGGAGAAGGGGAAGTCCTAAAAGTAGAAGAGGAGTAACGAATGTTTGAGAAAGTAAATCGCCATCATCCAGATAAGATCGCAGACCGTATCGCTGGTGCGATAGTTGATGTCGCATATAGAGAAAGCACCGATCCGAAGGTCGCATGTGAAGTCCTGATTGGTCACGGCAAATGCACGATCATCAATGAAACCAGCGAGTTCATCGATCCGAAAGAAGTTGAGAAGATCGTTCATCGTATTGCCGGCGAGGATGTCGATGTCAACTATATCGAAGTTCCGCAGGACAAACATCTTTCCGATAACCAGGTAAACGGATTCCGCTGTGGTGATAATGGGATTTTCAAAGGTGTTGATCCGAGCAAGGAAGAGATTGCGCTTTCCAATTTTGCAAGGTATATGGATTATTTCTTTGACAGCGACGGAAAGTATATCATTGCTGATAACACAATCACGGTTTGCCAGAGTGATCCTTCCGGCATTGGACTTGAAAGACTGGAAGCCGCTGGATACGACATCAAGGATATTCCAACATCCGAGCTGATTCATAGAGTTGCAACGAATGTCTGGAACATGCAAGATCCGTTCTCGCTCAAGAAGAAGCCGATCAGATTCATCATCAATCCTCTTGGAGACTGGACTGGCGGTATCTCTGTCGATTCCGGTGCAACAAATCGCAAGCTTGGTTCTGACATGGGCAGAGGCGTAACTGGCGGTGGACTACATGGCAAGGATTTGTCGAAAGCGGATGTGAGCCTAAACATCTATGCGTTCTACAAGGCGATTGAAACAGGAGAGCCTGCTGAACTGTGGTGCTCGATTGGGGATGATATCGTAGATGGCAAGACCTATTCCGAAATCGTTAAGGGTGCAAAGAAGATCATCTATTCTGTTGGCGGATTTGAAAAATTCGCAGAGTATGGGCTGTTCTAAAACTCCACCGAAAGGTGTTTATATATAACAAATACAATTATAGGAGTGATATCTTGGCAGAGAACAAAAGTATTTTTGCTGTACTGAATGCGCTGGATGTGTCCGGCAAGGTGCGTCAGAAGAAAGACTTGTCCTATCTTCCGTGGGCAGCGGCATGGGCTGAAGTCAAAAAGAATTATCCCAATGCGGACTACGTTGTATATGAGAAGATCATAGACGAATTTGGCAATACAAGGCCATGGTTCGATGACGGCAATACCGGCTGGGTTAAGGTCGGCGCGATCATCAACGGTGACGAAAAGGTTATGACGCTTGCCATCATGGACTTCAAGAACCAGAGTATTCCTGCGGACAAGATTACGTCTGTGGATGCAAACAAGTCCATCATGCGCTGCATGGTAAAAGCTTTCGCGCTTCACGGCCTCGGTCTTTACATCTATCTCGGTGAAGAGCTTCCTGAAGATGTCTCCAAGGCAAACGAAACTCGCGATAAAGTGGCGGAACTTGCCAAGAAGAAAGCTTCTCTGTCTGATAAGGCGAAAGAGAAGGTCGCAGAATTCTGCAAGGCTGCCGAAAAGAAAGCGTTCCCCGAACTTCCTGATGATGAAATCACAGGTAATTATAACAATATTGAAGATCCTGAGATCCTTGAATCTCTGGTGCGACAGCTTATGTCTGTCAGAAAGTGAGTGTGAACTATGGGATTTGGTTTTGGTCAGCTTGTTAAGGTCTGGTCGGTTGATACGGAGGCAAGCGAAAAGTATGCCGTTTGTAGCGTGAGCGCGTCGCAGAAGAACCGTGATGGCGATGGCTACCAGGTGAACTTCAGCAATAAGTTCGTGCGCTTCATTGGCCCGGCGAACACCAAGATTCGTGAACTTGAGATTCCTGAAAAGGGTCTTGACATCTTTATGGGCTACGATGACACCACGCAGTACAAGGGTAAGGACGGCACGTATAAGAGTGCCAATGTTATCAAGACGTTCTCCACTATGCATTGGGAGAATAAGAAGCCTGTTCCCGATGACGATGACTGGAAAACCGAACCTTATGGGCAGTCCCAGCCTGCTCCCGCAAAGAGCACGAAGACCACGGCAAAGAAGGAAACGAAGGCAAAGTCTTCCGCACATACGGATGATTCCGAACTTCCGTTCTAAGATTTGCCGATGAACAACGAACTGATTGAGAGATACGAATCCCTGTTGAAATCAACCAACAGGGATGGTATCGACAAACTGATTGAGTTTATCAGGAAGTCTGATTTCTATACTGCACCTGCCAGTACAAGATTCCACAACTGTCATGAAGGCGGTCTCCTGGAACACAGTCTGAATGTCTACGATTGTCTGTACAATAAGGTCAAAAGCACCGATGTCTTTAAGAAAGCTCTGAGTGATTCAGCGAAGGAATTCTGGGATACGGATGAATTCGAAAAGACAATCGTCATTGTGGCTTTGCTTCATGATCTCTGCAAGATGTTCATGTATGAGGTCGAGATGAAGAACAAAAAGATCTACAGTGATCATGGTTCGAAGAAAGACAATCAGGGGCGTTATGACTGGGAATCTGTGCCTGGTTACACGGTCAACGACAGAGTTCCTTATGGTCATGGGGAGAAGAGCGTGATGATGATTGAACAGTTTATCACGCTGACGAAGGAAGAACGCTTTGCGATTCGGTGGCACATGGGGTTCACCGAGCCGAAAGAAAACTGGAACACGCTTAACGCTGCCATTCGTATGTATCCTCTCATCCTGGCGGTTCATGAAGCGGATCTTGAAGCGACATATATGCTGGAAAAGGAAGAATAATGGCGAAGTCAGATATTAAAATCTGCCCTTATTGTAATTGCCCTTTCCCGAATCACGAAGTCAACATCGCAACAGATCCATTTGTTAAAAACAAAAGCAACAGATACTACCACAAGGAATGCTACGAAGAAGAGCAGAAGGCAAGCAGAAAAACCGCACAGGAAAAGGCTGATATTGCCCTGATCATCGATCTTTGGAACAAGAATATCAGCAACACTGTGAACTATGGTTATCTGCGCAAGATCATAAATGAATATATGATGCGTGGGATATCATCTGATTATCTTCTGTTCTGTTTGGAGTATGTAATTGCGAATCGTATGTCTTTGAATTATCCAAATGGATTCAAGTATTATGTTGACCGAAGAGAAATCAAGGAAGCTTACGAAAAGAAGCAGACGCAGAAAAAACTGGATGCCATGCAGAAAGAATTAAAGGAGAAGAAACCCGATCATCCGATTGGTTCAAGCAATGCGCCAAGCTTTGCTTTGAAGAAACAAAAGGAAGAAGGATTCGGAAGTATTTTAAAATAAGGGAGGGATGGAATGGATATCGCCGAACTCTCAGATATTCAGAGCGAAAGCGGCATCATCGGCACACTAATTGCCCACCCTGAATATATTGAACACACAGAATTTTTACAGCCGAGATACTTCTACAGCCCAGAGAACCAGTTGATCTTCTGGGCAATCAGCGACTTGACGAAAGATGGTATCCAGACAATGGATGCATACAATCTTTCAAACAAACTGAAGTCAAACAAAGCCGTACAGAAGAATCTTGAAAAGTTTAATCTGCCGAGCGTCCAGGAATGGATTGAGCGATACCGCATTGTTCAAAGGGATTCACTGGAAGAGTATAAGACACTCGCCGAGGATGTCACAACGCTGGCATTTAAGCGCGAGTTGGTCAAATCCCTTGACAGTTTAAGACAGTCTTGTTTCAAGCGCGATACAAACCTGACGGAACTGAGTAACAATGTCTATGGTCAGCTCGATCAGTTGACGCAGAAGTTTGTCCAGAGTGAAGAGATCAAAACTCTTGGCGATGAGCTGGATGATATCTGGGCAGAGATTGAAAGTCGCAGAACGACGGATGGGATTTACGGGCTGCCGTCGAAGTATCCATCTTTTCTCCCGTATTTTACATATGAACCAGGCGAGTTGGTGTTGATTCATGCCAAGTACAAGCAGGGCAAATCCGCTTTCTTGATGAATGAAGCGGTTCATAAACTCAGAAACGGTGTTCCAGTCCTTGTGGTTGACAGCGAAATGTCAACTCGCCAGTACACAGAAAGACTGCTTGCTCATATCTCCGGTGTTTCAAACAAGAAAATCAAGAATGGTACATACAATGCGGAAGAAAAACAGCAGGTACAAGAAGCGTTTGAATGGTTGAAGCGACAGAACTTTGTCCACATCTATGACCCTGGAATGACGATGGATAAGCTGTATTCTATCTGCAAAATGCTGAAGAGAAAGATCGGTCTTAGCTTTGTTGTCTACGATTATCTAAAGGACAACTCAGGATCTTCCAGCGAAATCTATAATGCGCTTGGTGCAAAATGTGATTTCCTGAAGAACAAGATTGCCGGTGAACTGGATATGCCGGTTCTCAGTGCGGCTCAGTTGAATCGTGCTGGCGATATCGCAGACAGCTATAAGATCAATATGTATCTGTCGGTTGCTATCAAATGGGGATACAAAACCCAGGAGATGCAGGTCAGAGATGGTATTGAGTGTGGCAACATGTACGCCAAGATTTACATTAACCGTCTTGGTGAGCAGATGCAGGAGGATGATGACTCTGACTACATTGATTTTCTTTTCGATGGAGATACGATGACGGTCGAAGAAGCGCAGCAACACGTCCGCGCTGACAATTTTTAGGTGGGAGGCGCGTGATCAATGTCAAAATACGATGGCGAAATGCTCAAAGAGATTGATGATCGCGCCGATCTGATTGCCTATATCCAGCAGAATTATGAAGTTGAACATCGTGGCGATGACCTGTATATGCATTGTCCGAAGCATCAGGATGATACTCCGTCACTTTCTTTCAGCATAAAAGATGGGTTTTATCATTGCTTTTCCTGCGGTCGCAGCGGTCGAATGATCTGGTGGCTGTATGATTACGAGGGTCTTCCCTTCGATGAAGCAGTAGAAAAGGCTGCGAAGCTGGCTGAAGTTGATCTTCAGACCATGTGTCAATCTGATGCGATGATCTATCTGAAAAAAGTAGGACAGTGTTTCAGCAGAAAACGACAGAAGTTTCAACATACTGTGATCAATCCATCTGAGTACAATAAGTACAAACGTGCTCCGATTCCTGAATGGGAGGAAGAGGGGATAGATCCAGCCGTGATGAAACTGTTTGACATTCGCCTAGATGAGAGGCAGAACCGCATAGTCTATCCGGTCTACGACATTGATGGGAATCTCATCAATGTCAAAGGTCGGACGCGGTATGACAACTATAAAGCTTTAAAACTTCAGAAATATATCAATTATTACAAGGTAGGTAAGCTGGACTACTTCCAATGTCTGAACCGCAACTTGACATATGTCAAGGAAAAACGTGAAATAATTGTCTTTGAATCCATAAAATCCGTGATGAAAGCCTATGGGTGGGGATACAAAAACTGCGTATCAGCAGAGACGCATTCGCTGTCTGATGAACAGATCGATTTGCTGATTAAGCTGAAGGTTAATGTGGTTCTCGCCTGGGATTCAGATGTTGACAAGTTCGACTCCGATGTACAGGACAGCTTAAAGAAACTGAAGCAGTTCACAGATGTGTTTTACATCAGCGACAAAGAGCAGCTTCTTGGTGGGAAAGAAGCCAAGAATGCCCCTGTTGACTGTGGCAAGGAAATCTGGGAAACGCTTTACGAACACAAAAGGAAGGTGGTCTGAATCAGCGAGTACAAAGAAGAGATCGATAAAATGCGCTGGTCGTATTCAAGACTAAGCTCTTTCCGAAATTGCCCCTATGAATTTTACTTAAACTATATTCTGAATGATCCGATGGAATACCTGTCTGAAAGTAACTTCTATGCGGAGAACGGTTCTCTTGGACATGAAACGCTGGAAAAGATTTTCAAGAAAGAACTGCCGATAGAAGATGCGGCTGAGTATTATGTAAACCATCTGGATGATATCTGCTATAAGACAAAACAATCGATCATGGACAAGAAGATTGAATCATGTATCGATTACTTTGCAAACGTTGACTTTGAATGGCTGAATGGATATGAAATCCTTGGCGTTGAAAAAGAAATGCACTTCAAAATTGCCGGTTTTGATTTCATAGCGTTCATTGATCTTCTGATCAGAGACAAAGAGTCTGGCGAAATCATGGTGATTGACCATAAATCCGGCACATATCCGCTTACCAAAACTGGCAAGGTCGCAAAGAATCATGAAGATACTTTCGCCGGATATAAACGACAGGCATATATCTATGCTTACGCTGTACATGAAGAGTATGGCAAGTATCCTTCCGTGATCGCCTGGAACTACTTTGCCGATGGCGGTCGATGGGTTGAAATCGAATTTGACAAGGATGAATACGAAGAAGTAATGCGGTGGGCGCATGAAACAATTCTTGACATCCAGAAAGAGGAAGAGTTCCCTGGGAATCCACAGTTCTTCTATTGCACAAATCTCTGCAATTTCAGGCATTCATGCGAGTATGCGAAAATGGGTGAGTGGTCATGAGGTATAACAACTACCATAAACATGACCACTACGGCAATCCTTGGATTTCAGACGTTGTTGTAAAGCCTGAAGATTACATCAAACGTGCGCAGGAGCTTGGTCATACAACAGTATTCACCACAAATCACGGTGTTACCGGAAGCATCTTCGACTGGCTGACTCAGACAAAAGACACGGATTTAAAACTGGTATACGGCATGGAAGCCTACTTTGTCCGCAGTTATGACGCGGATGAGGATGGCAAGCGAGACAGAAGCAACAAGCATCTGATCATTATTGCGATGAACAATGATGGCGTGATGCAACTCAACGACATCATGAGTACCGCGCATGGAGAAGGGTTTTACTATCGAGCGAGAGTTGATTCCGACAGATTATTCAGTTTGAATCCGAGAGATTTCATTGTCACCAGTGCATGTGTGGCTGGAATCTGGGACGATCCAGAACTTCTTCTTTCATGTAAGCGGCATTTTGGAGACAATTTCTTCCTTGAGCTTCAGCCTCATAACATTGACCTTCAGAAGACGGTTAACCGGCAGATGCTTGACTTCAGTAGATCAGCCGGTATTCCGATTATCCACGCAAACGACAGCCATTACATCTATCCGGGCGATAAGAATTATCGAGAGATCTATTTGCGCGGTCATGACATGTTCTACAAGGATGACAATGCAGTTGAAAGCGACATGATTCTTGACTATCCGGACGATGATACAATCCTTGAACGATATGAGCGGCAGGGAATTCTCACAAGATCAGAAGCCGAACTTGCGCTGCACAATACTTTAGTTTTTGACAACTGTGAAAAGATTACATTGATCAATGATGATATCAAGTTGCCGCAGATATCCAAAACACCAAACGAAGACCTAAAGAAAATCATCAATGATCGATGGTTGGTTGAACGGGAATCGATTCCAAAGGAAGAATGGCCGAAGTATCTGGAAGCAATCCGAGAAGAGGTCAAAGTTGTAGAAGATACGCACATGGCGAACTACTTCCTGATTGATTACAATGTCGCGAAAAGCGCACAGGAAGAGTTTGGTGGACGTTTGACGAACACCGGACGTGGTTCTGCGCCGAGCTTCTACATCACAAAGATGCTTGGATTGACCGATATTGATCGAGTTGACGCGCCGATTACTCTGTTTCCATCAAGGTTTATGTCAGTTGAAAGAATCCTTGGAAGCCGATCTTTGCCGGATATTGACCTCAATACAGCAGATAGAACGCCGTTCATCAAAGCGACAAAGAAACTGCTTGGCGAAGAAAACTGCGAATGGATGTTGTCATGGAAGCCTCTTCAGGCAGCTTCTGCATTTCGTCTGTATTGTAAAGGTATCGGAATGGCGATCAGCGAGTATGACAATGTGGCAAAAGACCTCGATTCTTACCGCGATGATCCGAAATGGAAAGACATCATCAAGGACAGCGAACGATTCATTGGTGTAATCGATAGTGTTTCTGAATCCCCGTGTTCCATGCTTCTCTATGATAAGTCGGTTCGAAAAGAGATCGGTCTTGTCAGAACAAGCAAAGGCGTTCTGTGCTGTATGCTGGATGGCTACAACTGCGATAAATATAAGTACCTCAAGAACGATTATCTTACGGTCACAATCTGGGCAATTATCAAAGATGTCTGTGAGCTTGCAAACATTCCGATTCCAACAATCAGAGAGCTTGACAACCTCCTGGATGACAAGACATATAAAATCTATGAGGACGGTATAACCTGCACAATCAACCAAGCTGATTCAGAATTTGGAACAGGAATCGCAATGCGATATAAGCCACATAGTGTTTCTGATATGTCCGCATTTGTTGCAATCCTGCGTCCTGGGTGTGCTTCGTTGCTTCAGGATTTTGCAGATCGTATGCCATATACCACAGGCGTTCCGGAGCTTGATGATCTTCTGACGGAAGGAAGTCACCGAATGATCTATCAAGAGCTGATCATGAAGTATCTGATCTGGCTGGGAATCCCTGAAACTGGTTCTTATGACATCATCAAAAAGATTGCAAAAAAGAAGTTTAAAGAACCGGAACTGAAAGAGCTGAAGGACAAGCTTCTCGCTGGCTGGGTCAATCGAGTAGGCAAAGAAGATGGGTTCAAAGAAACCTGGGATGTCGTGGAAGACGCTGCGAGATATTCTTTCAACGCAAGCCACAGCTTATCCTATGCTTACGATAGTCTGTACGGTGCCTATCTGAAGTCGCATTATCCGCTTGAATACTACACAGTTGCGCTGAACTACTACTCAGGCGATGAAACCAGAACGATGAAACTCACGCAGGAGCTTTCATATTTTGGTATCAAGTTGAAGCCGATCAAGTTTCGTTTGTCCCAGGCTGGCTATTCCTTGTCAAGAGAAGACAACAGCATCTACAAGGGCATCGGTTCAATCAAACATATGTCGGCGCAGGCGGCACAGGATCTCTACGAGCTGAGAGATAAGAAGTACAATTCATTCATTGAACTTCTTGCGGATATCAAGAATTGTTCTGTTGACAGCAGACAGCTTAAGATTCTGATTAACCTGAATTTCTTTGAGGAATTCGGCGAACCAAATTATCTGTTGAATGCGTCAGAAATATTCTACAATTTTCCTGACAAACAGATCAGCAAAGAACGCCTTGAAGTATTTCATGTAAACGATGATGATGTGCGTCCGCTTTGCCTGAAGGAAACCGCAAAGATGTTTTCTCAGTACAACAAAATAGATCTTGTCACAGAGATTGTAAAGCATGCGCCATATCATAAACGCACGTTGAAAGAAGATCTTGATGCGCAGAATGAATATCTTGGCTATTTCACGGTTTCCGGTGAGCAGTATCGTGGAATCGGATATGTGAAAGAAGTTGACACAAAGTATTCTCCGAAGCTGAAGGTATACGGTCTGAAACGCGGAGAGATGTTCGACTGCAAGATAGATAAGAAAACATTTAATAAGAATAAGTTGAACAAAGGTGATCTGATTCGAATTACCGGGCAGATTACGAAACCGAAATCCAGGCTGATCGATGGGAAATGGGAACCGATTCCAGATACATCAGACCTTTGGATTACAAAATATCAAGTTGTAAACATGTAAGGAGAAAGATGAAAGAGTTTAACATTACCTTTGATCAGTTTGAAAAGCATATCAACCATGCGATTTCAATCATGCATCTTCAGGACAGTCTGTATGGTGTCATAAGCGATTATAACGCAAACCATCGCGACGAATTTGATTTCGGATATTGGCCGACGCTGCTTGATGATGTTGTGGATCTTCTTGAACTGCTGACAGATGATACAGAGAATCACTGGATTTCATACTGGTTCTTCGATCTTGACTGCGGCAGGACATATAAAGATGGCTGCATTGAGGATGCCGATGGAAACATCATCAAACTAAAATCAATCAATGACCTTTGGGATGTTTTGAAAAACAATTAAAAAAATTTTAAAGACAATAGATAAAAACTATTGACAAAAGAAAATAATGTGGTATAATGACCACAGTGTTTTGAAAGGGGTTGGTTCATTTGATTGCGGCTGACAAAATCGTATTGGTCTTGTTTATTCCGCTTCTGATATTTGCGATAATGAACAACAACTGGGACAAGCCGGCATGATTCAGATGGAAGACTATTGTGTAGGCTGTACGCCGGACTTGCCGTGTATCGGTGAAGCCTGCCCATATAAACATCCGATTGGTGTGCGATATTGTGACCAGTGCGGCGAAGTTGCTGATTACATAATTGAAGATGAAGATTACTGCGAAGATTGCGCGAAACAGTATCTTAATTCTCAGTTCAATGATCTGACGGTTTCTGAAATGGCAGAGCTGCTGGACATTGATTGTTCTTCAGTTTGAAGAACAATAGTTAATAACCGAAAAGGAAGGGAAAGCCTATGGATGAGAAGATTATTTTGTATTCGACTGGATGTTCGAAGTGTGGAATCCTTAAGAAGAAGCTTGACACAATCAAAGCGCCGTACATTGAAAACCATGATGCGGATGAAATGCAGCGCCTCGGCATGACGGAAGCACCTGGGCTTATGGTGGATGGTCAACTGCTGAATTTTGCGCAGGCTGTTCATTGGGTTCACGCACACGCGAATGATTTCAGTCAGAAGGAGTAAGAATGGATATACAGCTTAAGTTATCCAAGGATTTTGAGCGTTGCCTGGAAGAGCTGAAAGAGAAGTACGGCGAGGACTTCGAATATATTAATGGTCTGCATCCGTCGCAGCTTGACTTCTCTGAGTTCATTGACAATTTTGTGGACAAAGATACCGTCGCGGATGCAAGCATTGATCCGAATGCCAACGCCAATCATAAGGATATTCGTTCCTTTATGACGGAGAAGGGCAAAGCGGAAGACAAACTCTTCGGTCTGAACAAGATCTTCATGGAGATCAAGAAGATGTGGGGTCTGAGAACGGCGAAGAAGTGGCTTGAAGCAGAGTTTTCCAGAGCGTTCTATTTGAATGACAGCACGACGGCGAGTTACTTCCCATACTGCTGGGCAAACGACTTCACCAGACTTGCAACAGAAGGTCTGTTCTTCCTGTCGAACTACAACAATGAAGCTCCGAAGCATCTGACCACGTACTTCGATGATGTCATTGAGTTCGTTTCGTTCCTGTCGAACCGTCAGTCCGGTGCGGTTGGTATGCCGAATGTCCTGATCTGGGCATGGTGGTTCTGGAAGAAGGATGTTGAAAACGGTTATTACATGAAAGATCCTGATTATTATTTGAGGCAGAATTTCCAGAAGTTCCTATTCCGACTCAATCAGCCTTTCCTGAGAATTGACCAGTCAGCCTTCACAAATTGTAGCATCTTTGACCGCCCTTATCTTGAGAGTTTGTTTGGCGGCGTAGAGTTCCCAGATGGCACGATGGCGATTGACCACATTGAAGATCTGATCGAATGCCAGAAGGTGTTCATGGACGTTGTGAGCGAAACGAGAGAGATCAACATGTTCACGTATCCTGTGCTTACATACTCTCTTCTCTATCAGAATGGTAAATTCCAGGATGAGGACTTCGCTCGGTGGTGTTCGAATCACAATATCAAGTGGTCTGATTCAAACTTCTTTGTAAGCGACAATGTTGGCGTTCTTTCCAACTGCTGCCGTCTTCTCAGTGACACATCAAAGCTTGATGCGTTCATTAATTCAATCGGTGGTACTGCTCTCAGCGTAGGTTCTTGTCGTGTAAGCACGATTAACCTTGTGCGTATCGCTTATGAGAGTGGCTTTGACAAGAAAAAGTATCTGAAGATCTTGAAAGATCGCGTTGAACTTGACTGCAAGGCACTTGCTTCAATGCGCCACATTCTGAAGCGCAACATTGAGAAGGGACTTCTTCCGAACTATCAGGACGGAGCGGTGGAACTGGACAAGCAGTTCTGCACAATCGGCGGCATCGGTATGTATGAGGTCATGGATCTCTTCGGACTCATCAACACTGATGAACTTGGCTGTAAGAGCTACAGCGATGAAGGTGTTGAGTTTGCCACAGAAATCCTTGACACGATGAACAAGGTCAAGGACAACTTCGAATGCAACTTCAGCTTTAACATTGAGATGATTCCTGCTGAGAACTGCGCCGGTGTTATCTGTCAGGCTGATAACCTCCTGTTTGAGCAGAACAAGTATTTCATTTATTCGAATCAGTGGATTCCACTGATGGAGAAATGCACCATCCAGGAGAAATGCAGGCTTGGCAGTCTGTTCGATCAGAAGTGCGGCGGCGGTTGTATCGCCCATATCAACATCGAGAACCGCTTTGCAAACGAAGAGGAAGCCTGGGAGATGCTGAACTATGTGGCTGCGCATGGCGTGATCTACTTTGCATTTACAACAAAGATCTCAGTCTGCGAAGACAAACATGCATTCATCGGTGAAGCATACTGCCCAATCTGTGGAAAGCCAATTGCTGATACATATGCCCGTGTCGTTGGATTCTACACACCGACATCGAGTTACCAGAAGATTCGCAAACGCGAGTTTGATAAACGCCGCTGGATGAACGTTCTGTCGAAAGACGGAGTGATGCAGTAATGCTGATTAAAGGCGTAACGGATGAGGACTTTGTTAACTACAGAGTCCCATCCATGTTCATCGCTACAAACGAGTGTACATTCAAATGTGATCATGATGCTGGCGAGGCTGTGTGTCAGAACAGCAGCCTTCCAAAAATGAAAACCTATAATGTCAAGATTGATGATCTTGTCAAAAGATATCTGAGCAACGATATCACACATGCTGTGGTGTTTGGTGGCCTTGAGCCTTTTGATCAGTACATAGACATCTATGATTTTATATCTGTCCTGCGCTATCAGTATGAGTGCTTAGATCCCGTGGTGATTTACACTGGATATAACAAAAATGAGATCGATGGCAAGATTTCTTTCATGGCATCAATGCCGAATATCATTGTGAAATTCGGGCGATTTATTCCTGGACATGAGAAACATTTCGATGAAGTGCTCGGCGTGAATCTGGCAAGCGATAATCAGTATGCTGAACAAATATCTTAAAGGAGAGATACAATGTATTCGCAAGAAAAACTGGATCTGATTGGCAAGATGATCGAAGATTTCAGGGACGAAAACGTTTCCTATGGGAATGATCCTGATACGCTGATTGACTGTATCAAGACAGTGATTGATTTCGGCAAGGAGGAATCTGCTACATGAAGATCAAAATCAAGTATTTTGATCCTGATCTGATTCGTCTTGAAAAGATCGAGAAGGGAAACTGGATTGATCTTCGCGCCGCCGAAACAGTCGAAATGAAGAAGGGCGAGTTCAAGCTGATTCCTCTTGGTATTGCAATGCATCTGCCGCTTGGTTATGAAGCGCACGTTGTTCCCAGGAGCAGCACATTTAAGAACTTCAAAATCCTTCAGACGAACAGTTTTGGCGTGATCGATGAATCCTACTGCGGCGATAATGACCAGTGGTTCTTCCCGGCGCTTGCCGTTGAAGACACAGTGATTCACAAGAATGATCGAATTTGCCAGTTTCGCATCATGGATCATCAGCCTGCAATTGATTTTGAAGAGGTAGAAACACTCGGAATGCCTGATCGCGGAGGTCATGGCTCCACCGGAATTGCCTGATAAGGAGACGAGATATGTTTCACAGCAACGGAGAACTGTATCTGCTGTACAAAGTTGTAAGCAATAAAAACAATCCGCTTCACAATAAGATTGTAAACGCAACTTGCGATCTTGAATTTTTCGAAGTTGGAAAGCCAGGTGTGTTTTCTGCTGAGTTGGATGATGGAGAGTTCCACAGAGTTCTTACTTCAACAGTTGAAAGAATCGAACTTCCTGATGGATATGACACAGTAATTGTACATACGAGGAACAGTGTATACACATTTTATCGTATCATACCGGAGATTGTTACGGCAGCTAAAATGGGGGATTCACAAAATGTGGGAGAATAAAGATGTGGTTCTTGTAATCCTTATCATTATCCTTGTGATGCTTGCAAGTTTCTTCATCAATGCCGGAATCCTATGGCTGATCTGCTGGGCGTTTCACTGGACATGGTGGAGCTGGCGCATTTGCTTTGGTGTATGGTTGTTGGAAGCGCTTTTATCAAATGTTTTTAAGTCAAATTACAACAACAAATAAAACTACGATTTCATTAGGAAAAATGGCGTGATTTATGTATTTATATGCCCTGAATGTGGGCAAAAACAAGAGATTTCAATGAAAATTGAAACCTATAAATCGACTGGTCATCTCTGTTCGTGCGGAGCGGAGATGATCAGAGATCCGAAAGACTTCTGCCGAAGCTATGATGTGAAATGTGATGGCTTCTATGCAGAACATCAGTCGCATTAAGGAAGGTGAGGTTCTTTTGATTTACGATATTCATGACAAGCCGCCGATTTGTAAACTCTTGCTCTTCAGTTTGCAGTTGCTTCTGTCCGTGTTTGTCGCAACGGTGTTGATAGCGAATATCTGCGGTGTTGCGGTAAGCGGTGCTCTGGCTGGTGCAGGTCTTTCTACCATGATTTATCTCTTTGTAACAGGGTATAAATCACCGATGTACATTTCAAATTCTGGTGCGTTTGTTGCTCCTGTGATGATTGCGTTGGCTGCTGGCGGCTATCCTGCTGTTGCTGTAGGTGGTCTTACTACATGCCTTGTGTACTGCATCTTCGGTCTGGTGTTCACAAAGATTCCGGTTGAAAACATCTACAAGATCTTTCCGAAGGCGCTGATCGGAGCGGTCACAATGGTAATCGGCATCACGCTGATGGGATTCATCGGGACGTATGTACAGATTGGAGGAGAAACAAATACATGGGGAATCATGATTGCATTGTTTACCGCGATTGTTATAGCGGTTACAAGCCATTATGCGAAGGGGATTGCGAAGATCCTTCCTTTCCTGATTGGCTCGATTGCAGGATATGTACTTGCGCTTATCTTGTCTATCGCTGGGATCATCCAGATCGTAGACTTAACCGTGTTCCAGAACATGAAGCTGTTCGCGCTTCCTGATGTTGCATGCCTGCATTGGAATTCTGTCAATTGGTCTCAGATCCTTCCTGTTATTCCGGTATATATCGCCTTTACAATAAGTGCCATGATGGAATGCCTCTCTGATCATGCTGCTCTCGGCGGTATTATCGGCAAGGATCTGTATAAGAATCCTGGACTCGCAAGGATTTTTGCCGGTGAAGGTCTTGCGAATCTGGCAAGCTCAATCTTCGGCGGACTCGGCGCTTGCTCTTATGGTGAGGGAGTTGCATGTGTAGGATTCTCAAGAGTATCATCAACCATTGTTACCGGTACGGCTGCGTTTATGATGATACTTCTTGCATATATTCAGCCTGTACAGGTGTTTATCCAGAGCATTCCGAGCTGTGTATTCGGCGGCGCGGCAATTATCCTTTACGGCTATATTGCTTGCAGTGGAGTGAAGATGCTTCAGGGCGTTGATCTGAATGAACAGAAGAATCTGATCATGGTTTCCAGTGTTCTGTCTCTCGGTATCAGTGGTCTCGCAATCGGCGGAGCGACCTTCGCGCTGTCCGGAACTGCGTTGGCTCTTGTCTTCGGCGTAATCTTAAATCTTATTCTGAGGGAGAAAGTGAATGAGCAATAAATCCTTTACCGCATATTTGGCTGGGCCAATTTTTACATATGGAGACCTTCTCCGCAACACAGAGTGGGCATACAAGCTTCGCGCAGTATTTCAGAACATCGATCTCTACAGCCCCGTTGAAAACACCGACATCAACGGTGTTGAAGGAAAGAAGAAATACGCTGACTCCAAGATGATCGCCTCTGCTGATAATGCGCGGCTTGACCATACCGACGTTCTGATCGCTTGCATCGATGGTGATGTTCTTCCTTCCGGAACATGCGCTGAGATTGGCAAGTTCCATGAGAAGATCGCCAGGGGAGATAACAAGTTTATCTGCGGAATCTGCACTGACAACCGCCAGTGTGCGCTGACTCACAGCGAAGCAAAGGATATCGGCGGTGCATCTGAGCTTGGCGAACAGCAGTACAGTTACCAGAATCTCTATGTCACTGGGCTGATCAAAGAATACGGCGTACTTGTTTCCAATATTGAAGAAGCAATGGCGGCGATTTCTGAATGGCTCGATGAGCGCAATCACAAGCCGTCTGGATATCAGGAAAACGCAGAATTCTGGCGAGAGTCTGAAGGCATCTGCGAATTCGGAGCGGCAACGAATGAGTAAGAAATTCACCATCCTGGTGGATATGGATGACACAATTGAATATCTTCTTCGTGAATGGCTCAACTGGCTGAATACAAGATACGCCAGAGACGTTCACGAGGATGATATCCATGACTGGGACATCATGCTGGCTTATCCTGGACTTTCTGCGCATCAGGTTTATGAACCGCTGCTGTTTCATGAGCTGTGGAAGAGAGTCAAGCCGATGCCGGACGCGGTTGAATATCTGAAAAAGCTGTATGATGACGGTCATGAGATCTATATTGTGACCAGCTCAAATTTCCGTACCATCGAAACAAAGTTAACCGAAGTTCTTTTCAAGAATTTTCCTTTTATTGACTACGATCATGTGATTGTTGCCAGGAATAAACAGATGATTCGCGGAGACATCATGATTGATGATGGCCCACACAACCTGATCGGCGGTGATTACATCAAGATCCTGATGACCGCTGCGCATAACAGAGACTTTGACGCAGAAGCAAATGATATGGTTCGCGTTTACAACTGGTCTGAAATCTATCAGATCATCAAGCGACTGAGTGACGAAAGCGAGGAAAAGAATGGAACAGATTGAGAAAAGAAAGATCAGCCACATTGAAGTACACCGCATGATTTGTGACAAGTGTGGTTCTGAAATGACACCAAGCTATGATCAGTCCGGCAATGTTGTTGTTCTCACAACAAATCCCCCGCAGTATGCGTATGTTTGCCAGAACTGTGGCAACCATGAGAACAGTGAAAAGCTGTTTCCGTATACCGAATTTATGTTTGGAGATGTGATTGAATGACAAACGAAATCTTTATCGACAAAGCGAAGAAAGCAATTATTCGCTACTACAGAGATATTTCTTTTGCAAATCTGACGATGAATGATGTGTTCGTTGTCTGGATGTGCAAGACGCTTCAGAATTACAAGGCGATCATGTCAACAAAGATTCCTGATCGCAGGATCTTTGAAGTTACATACAACGGTGATTCCCACGAATGTTACCTCGATGCATACGAAAAGGAAGAAAATCGTATCGCATGGAGAGATGACGAATGAAAGGGAAGTGCGCTGTCTGCGGTAAGGAAGGAGAAGTCTTCGTAGCTTGTTCGGCATGCGGGGCAATCTCCTTCGCGTACTGCGAGGACTGCCTGAATACAGGAGCAGAACCTTATGGTGCTCTTGTTGAATATATCTCATGTGCTGGCGATTCTCCGGAAGACATCAATGACACATATCTCAAAATCATTCGCGACACACTGTCCAGGCTGAATATTACAGAAGAACAGTTCTGGAAAGATGTCAAACAGTCAATTATTGATGAGAATGAATACTTGAAGGAACTTGCAGTACAAGATGATTCTAAATCAACGGAAAGTTTACCGTTTTAACCATGCGTATTAAAAGCTTATTTGCCGCAATGATTCTTTGCGTTTCTATTGCAAGTCCGAATTATACGGTTACAAAATACAAGGATACAAACTCTGAAGAATTCTTGTGGGAAATACTACACAAAGAAGCACCGAATGATTATGTAGCCGCAGGTATCATGGGCTTCTTCTGGCGCGAATCTTTCTACCGATCCGATGCTGTGACACACTGGCAGATCGATATGAAAGATATCGGAGAAGATCCATGTGATGAGTTCACAAAAATGCTGGACAGCGCAGACAAGAAAGAATTTGTCAGTGCAATCCAGGCAGAAGGCGGTTATGGTCTCGGTCAGTGGTACGCAGAAACATATCTGAAGTCCTTATATGATTTCTGCAAAGGATACGGAACCAGCTTCGCTGATGCGGAAATGCAATGCAAGTTTACGGTGCATATGTGCGTCAATGATCCCAAGGTTTGGGAGACACTGAAGGACGCAAAGAACGCTTATGAAGCTGGTAGGATAATCGGTTATCTGCACGATGGTTCATCCGTTGGCGCAGAAACAATTGGAGCGAAAGCTAATATGATCTATAGAGATCATTGTAAATAAAGGAGCTGCATTTGAAAGTAATCTGTATTTCAGGTCATGCGCAGCATGGCAAAGATACCTTTGCGAAAATGTTGGAAGAAGAACTTGAGCTGAGAAACCAGAAGGTTCTTGTTACGCATTACGCAGATCTTGTGAAGTATATCTGTAAACAGTTCTTTGGCTGGGATGGGCAGAAAGATGAAGCTGGTCGGCATCTCCTTCAGTATGTTGGAACCGACATTGTAAGAAAACAGAACGAAAACTATTGGGTGGATTTCATCACCGATATGCTGAAGTTCTTCGATGGTCACTGGGATTGCGTTTTAATTCCCGACACAAGATTTCCGAATGAGATTGATCGCCTGAAGGATGCCGGATTTGATGTTGAGTCCGTTCGTATTATCAGAATCAATTTTGAAAATACGCTGACTCCCGAACAGCGCAATCATCCATCCGAGACATCCATGGATGACTACTTTTTCAAACACTATATCATCAATAAAAGTTTGGAGTCTATGCAAAAGGATGCTGTCAAACTCGCAGATAAACTGACCGGATGTACATAAAGGTAACACAATATGCTTGAATGGAATGTAATTTATGGCAACTTCAACAGCGGCAAAATAGAAACATATAATATTTTCAATCATTATCGTTTCCATGAGGACTGCGTTAAGAATGCCAAAAAGAATAGAGACAACAAAGAAGTATTCGCTGAAAGACTGAAACTTGATCTGAAATACTACTACTGGTCTAAATGCGAATGGGAAGTAATTGTTTCTCATTGGCCACCTGCCGAACGGTTTCATGATGAGAAGATTGATGTGTACGACCAGGTGATGAATAACTGGCAAATCTTCCTGGATTATGTTTGGGAGCATAGAAAGGAACTGAAGTGATGTCGTTTCTTGTTAATAACAATAGCGTCGAAGAACTGACCGATGCAATTCGACAGAAATTCTATGATCTTGAAAACCAGAATGAATCTCTTAAAAACGAGATTGCTGTTTTTAATAAAGATGAAAAAATCGAGGAACTCACGAAACAGATTCGGCACATTTTAAGAAACTCGCTTATGAACATGAGCGACAAGGAATATGAAGCAGACAAGGAATTTCGTAGCCGCCACTATGAAATGCACAACGGAGGCAAATCAAAGTACGGCGGCAACACTTACTGGTATGAACTGAGCGGAACCGGCATCGGCACTTGTATCAAAATCAAATGCCCGATCTGCGGAGAAGAGAAAGATATTACGGATACAGACAGTTGGTGATTCAATGACCGGTAAAGAATTAAAAACACGATATCCGTTTTTAATACCACGCAACAGATTTACGGATAAAATCTGCGACGGAATCGGAATGACGCAGGAAGAATATGAAAACTGGTCAGAGCTTGATGATATGCCGGACGGATGGCGTAAAGCATTTGGAGAACAGATGTGCGAAGAGATCTACCAGGCTCTTCTGAAAAACGGCGGCAAAGAGGCTGTCAACAAATATCGCATCATTCAGATCAAAGAGAAGTGGGGATATCTTCACTGGTATGATTCTAACGGCAACACGGAAATCAATAAAATCATCAGGAAGTACGAAGATATTTCTGAGAAGACATGTATTCGCTGCGGGAAACCGGCAACAAAAATTAGCCTCGGCTGGATCAGCCCATACTGCGATGACTGCGCCGACGAGCTATCAAAGAATTGTGGCATAAAATTTATTCCGATTGATGAAAATCCATTAGATGAAGAGGTGCTACCATGAAAAGAAAACTCGCCATTATTTTTCTTATTTCGCTTGCTGTATGTATGTTATATCCAAGTTTATGGTTCAGTGTTTTTGAACCTCATGAACACAACCAGACTGAATCTCTTGGATCTGTCATCATCACACCTGATCAGACCATTATTGTGAACGAACCAGTCCAGCAGAATACTCCGGTGATTCAGTCCGACGAACCAAGCATTATCATTCCAGGATTCCAGTCTGATCTACCGCAAGGCATCAGTCAGAATTCACTGATCGCCGATATATTTTCCAGAGTAAACGCCGAGCGAAAAGACAATGGGCTGAATGAGCTTACATATAACGCAGAGCTTCAGGAATCTGCCAATGTCAGATCGGCAGAAGCATCAGAATTGTTTTCTCATACAAGACCAAACGGCAAGTCATGTCATTCAGTTGTCGAAAACTTTGATTATATCGTTACTGGCGAAAATCTGATCCTGGCAGACAAGCAGATTGCAACTGCAAGCCGAATGGTTGAAGAATGGATGAACTCTGAGGGTCATAGACATAATATCCTGCTGAAAGATTTTACCAGTACGGCAATCGGCGTGACCGAAAAGAATGGTCAAGTTTTTGTAGCACAGATTTTTCTTGGGTGAACTATGGAGATAAAAGCGAGTTGTACGAACTGCTGGCGTGAAAAATGTGATCATGCAGGAGAACACAATCCTGCATGTGATCGTTGGATTAAGCCGGACAGAAAACCGTTCGAAGAATATGTGTATAACATGACAGAAAAGTTCGGAGAGAAAGATGAACCGTTCTGTCCATTTCCTGCTGGCGGATACTGTGACGTTAAAGGATTCGATGCTTGTTATCACTGCGATTTCGCATGGAAATCATTTGAGGATGTGAATTGATAATATGATAGAGAGAAAAACAGGAAGATGGGTGATGGTCACTGGTTTCTGTACACCAGGCGGCGATCCTGTATGGATGTGTTCAGAGTGTGGCAAAGGTATGCATGTTTACGGTATTGAACATGGATCGTATGGGTCTGATATCGCAGATCATCAATGGGTTGCGTGTCCAAACTGCGGCGCACTGATGGAGGATTGAAAATGATCAGAATCACACGGGATGGTATATTCGAAACTCATTGCGTCTTTTGCTATAAGCGCATATTTTACGGCTACAAAAATGGGAAACCCGCAGCCTTTAGACGCACTGTGATTGAAAAGATCTGAAAGAGAGAGCAGTTATGAATCAGCAATGCGAAGAATGCAAAATCAGGAAATTTTGTATTCTTGATGAACCAGAAGAAGATTACACCTGTGAGTCATTTGTTGATGAATCTGAATACATCCGTTTCATGGACTCATGACTTGCAAATCACTTAACGGTAAGGAGAATTGCCACAATGGGAATCGGAACTTGTACACAAAATAATGATAGATGCCATTACAGCAGAAACTATCCAGATATTGACGGTGACGGATATGTTGAAGACTGGTGTAAACGTGCTGTCGATGACATGGACGAAGATGAATGATATTAATAAGATGTGGCCGATCTGCCACGATTGCCCATATTGGGAAGTATGTGATCCTCCTTATAACTGCGTAGCTACAGAGCAGAAAATAAAAGCCTTGTTTGATAATGAAAATAAAGGAAACTAATCTATGAATATACAGTCATTATCTATTGTTGTTCCTGCTGAGAAGTGCTGGAATCATTGTCCGTTCTGCGTTTCCAGGATGCACTGTGAAGACTACGGCGAAATGATTCTTGATAATAGAGAACCAATCCCGCAAGAATACCTTAACCGTATGCAGTTCGTCCGAGATGAAGGCTGCAACTCTATGGTGATCACAGGCGACACGGAACCGCAACAGAATCTCAAGTTCATCTATAAACTGCTGAGAGCGAACAACGAAAATCTTCGGACTCCGTTTTACAATATCAGTTTGCAGACAACCGGAAGCGGACTCGATCAAATGGATATATGCAAACTCGCTGGATATGGTTTAACAACTCTCGCTCTGTCGATCAGCTCATTTGATACAGACAGAAATGCAGAAATTATCGGTATGCCTGAGAAGGCAAAAAGGAATTTCTATGATGTCCAGAGATGGGCAAAGATGTGTAATTTGGTAACTCGCGCATCTGTGAATCTCACAAGCGAGTTTAACGACATGGAAGCTGAAGATTATTTCAACTGGGCGAAAACTCATGGTTTTGATCAGATTACATTCAGGAAGATCTATTCTGATGGCGACAACGATCAGGCAAAATGGATTAAAACGCATTCATTCAATCCAGAAAACTATGATAATATTTTAGTTTATGTATCACGTTATGGAACGCCGATTGCAAGACTTCCGTTTGGATTCATCAAGTATTCTGTACACGGCATCTCTACGGTAGTAGACGGAAACTGCATGGCAAAAAATAATATCGATGAAATGAAGTACGCGATCCTGAGACCAAACGGACATCTGTATAGTCGCTGGGATGACACTGGCAGCTTGATTTTCTGATGAGAAGAGAGGCTGTTTACTGCGATGATAAGAAATAAAGTTGTCACAGTTCCAAATTATGCGACAGATAAACTTCAGGAAACATTGGACTGGTATGGTAAAGCTGGGTATAGCATTGTCTCGGTGATTGTAGCAAAGAATAAATATAATTGCGATGTAATGTATTTATTCTTTACTCAAAAAGAATAAAAACGGTATTCTTAGAGAGCTTTAGAAGGTTGGCTGAATGAATTCTAAAACAACATGGCAGATTAATAACATAATCCATGTAATCGGTGCAATATGTGCGGCTATCGGATTTACAAACAATATGCCAGGATTGATTGCTGTCGGTCTCTACTGGCTTACATTGAATCTTCGTGATTAAAGATGTGATGATATTACAGGTGATAAAATGGATGATAACAATGTAGTGATTAATGAAATATGGCCTCTTAGGACGGACTTGCATCCGAATGGCGGCATTGGTATTGAGTGGGCTGCTAAAGGAATTGGTTTCGGCGAGTATGTTTTGTTCTGGGGCGATGACAATAAGCTCCACGCGGACACTGAGTATATGGACTGCGGCGAATGTAAATCATTCACAAGAGAAGTCCTTGGTGCTCTTGCTAATGAGGTGATAATTGATTCATGATTATTAAACAGATTGACTTCGTGCTTGAGAATTGTGAAGTTATTTCAATCCCTGGTTATTACATAGGATTCATTGACATTAATGACATTAAAACAAGTATCTCAAGAATCGCATGCAACTGCGTCATGGAGATGAGAATCTGCAATGACTTTGCGATTGAAATTCACAGAGATGCAAATAAGAAATATTCTCAGTTTGATATCGATGATCCAGAACGTATCATGAGTACGTTTGATCGCTTCACAAAATGGAGAGATATTACATCCATTGAGCTTACACTGACCGACAACGAGTGTTACGAAGAGAACTTCGACGAACACACTGAGAAGCATACAATTTATCTGCACTGGTCTGGCGATAATGATTATGAAAACCTTGGTCAGCAGTGTTACATAAACAAGTCAGGCGATCTATATATTACTGTAAACGACGGAGAGAAATCAATGTATGAAATATTTGGTGAATTCATTGATGATCATGAAGCAGTCGATATACACTTTGAGTTAATGGATATCGGTGACGCCAACCACGAAGACTTCGTTGAACGCATGAAGAAGTATAGCGATTAAGAAAGGATAATTAAATAGTGGCAGATCTTAATGATCAACTGTTGACATACAAAGATTTGCAAGCTATACTTCATATCGGTAAGAACAAAGCATATGAGTTATTGAAATCAAGTTGTTTTCCAACAATAAAAATTAATAATCGTATGTATGTAAATCGCCGAGCTTTGTCAAAATGGCTCGATGATTATACACACAAAACATTCTTAACCTGATATGGGTTAGTGTGTAGATAGCGTGTAGTTACAAATCTGATACGCCAAAGTATCAGTAAATACTACATGCTTGAGAGAATGAGCGTATGTCTCCAAAACCGTAGGCCGAGGGTTCGAAGCCTTCTTCCCCTGCCACTATTTAACAAGAAACTCGCCTGAAATGGCGGGTTTTTTGTATATTCTGAACAAAATTTCGTCGTTCATAATTTGTCTATTGCCTTATTTATGAATATATTGTAAACTCATTTCACTAAGCTTCCCTCGCATTAGTGTGTAAAATTGAGTGTACTACATGAAAGGAGGCAATATGTCAAAAGAAAATAGGCGAGAGAAAGGAACTGGGGGAATCACCCAGCGAAAAGACGGTCTCTATCAAGGTTGTTTTGATGCAGGAGTAAAACCAGACGGTAAGCGCGATGTTAGATACGTATATGCTAAAACCGAGCCAGAATGCAAACGCAAACTGAATGCGCTGATTAAAGAAATCCATAAAACAGAATACGTTTATGTACAGAAAGAATCCGTGAAAGAATTCCTTACGATGTGGCTTACTGCTGTAAAAGTTTTAGATCTGAAACCGAAAAGCTATGATCGCCTGGAACAGACGATTAACAATCAGGTGATCCCATACATCGGCGATAAGCAGATTCATGACCTTAAAAGTGATGAGATACAAGAGATGATATCAAAACTCGTTGCCGAAGGTAAATCATACTCTTCCATCAAAAAAGCTTATGAGGCTTTGAACGCAGCATTCAAGTGGGGATTAATCTGTGATCCGCCGAAAATCAAAAAGAATCCAGCGGCAAACATTAAACTCCCAAATAAAAAATTGTTTACACAAAAACAGATTCCATTCTACACAGAAAAAGAAGCTAAGATCCTGATCGCCCAGGCAACATCAAGGAACGGCAAAGGCAACCGTAAATATCCTCTCGGAGCGTTTGTTCCACTTCTCATTAATACCGGACTCAGAATGAGCGAATTGCTTGCGCTTAAATGGGAAGACGACATCGACCTGGAAAACAAAACTCTTACAGTACACAACAATGTGGTGTTCGTAAGAGATCGTGAAAAAGAAAAAGGATATAAATTATTAGAACAGGACAGCGTAAAGACGGATGCCGGACAAGACAGAGTAATTCCGCTAAACGATGCTGCCGTTGAAGCACTAAAAAACTTACAGCAAATCACAGGCAAAAAGACTTGGGTCATGACCACTAGAAACAATACCCAAGTCAAGCCTCGCCAGCTCGATCAGATGTTCCGCAGAATTGCAGTCGCGTCAGATCTTCCTGAAGAAAAAATCTATGGCGTTCATGCGCTGAGACACACATTCGCAACTCTGCTTCTTAAAAACAAAATTGATATTAAGACAGTCAGTAAGCTTCTCGGTCACTCCGATGTGTCAATCACGTATAACACTTATATTCATGTGATTAAAGAGCAGGAGGCTGAAGCAGTCGGAAGCCTGCCAGAGCTGACGTAACGTTTATTATAACAAACAAAAACTCAATTTTGTTTATTAACTTAAACATTGTTACGATACAAATTTAAGTTGCAATAATTATATGCTATTTACAACGAACCTCGTAGGACGTACAGAAATGCGTTCTGCGGGGTTTTCTTTTTATATGTGCCTATTCTCATCTAGGAATAAGAAATCAAACACGGCTCAATTCTGAAGCCACAGCGCAAAAAATAAGAGACAATTCCACCGTAGTGAAAAGTCTCTTATCTTTGGTTATACCCTATCTGATATAAAATGTACTATATTACATACTGATATACCTTTTAGGGTATAAATTACAGAAAATCATTCTGATCCATGCAGCCTTCATATGCGGCTTTTATTCTCTCTTTTGCTGTGACTGTTTTGTTATTCTTGAAGTTTGGATGTGCATCACAGTATTTCTCATAATTGTCAATATCAGAAAGAACCTGATCAAAACTTTCCTGCGAGTGCCGGATATTCCTACGCAGTTCATCAGAGAACGACAAAATTCGTATCCTGCAATTTACTGCTTCTCTCTCTTCTTCAATGGCTTCGGCTGCTTCCTGTCTTGACTGAATTTCATCAACCTTATTTTCAAGATCGCCAATCTTTTCAAACAGTTCTCTATTCGTCCGTCTTCCGATCCAGTTTAAAAATGCGGAGACAGGGTTCAGCTTGATAGGCGTAAACTCAATAAAAACAGACAGTATGGCGATGATCCCAAGACCACCGCCGATAAGCTGCCCAACGGTTGCATTCATGAGAGATTCCATGATGCAATCCTCCTTTCAAATGTTATCCAGCGGCTTTCTGGATTTCAAGGACAGCAGCTTCAATCGCTACATCGACCTGCTGATCATCGAGTTTAATGTTGTGTTCTTTCAGGAACTCTTCGACATACTTCTTTTTTGCTTCGCCCCAGCCTTGCTGGTTATAAATCTGCTCTGCGCTCTTGACAGCCAGACGCACCCAGAACATGGCGTTTTCCCACTTCTGCTCAGTGGTCTTGGAACGCAGCAACGGAATAAGCCAGGAAGACAGAATAACTCCAACCAGTCCGATCAGAGCAACGATAACCTGAGTCATATCAATAACCATTATTCTTCTCCTTCATCAATTTCAAGCTCTTTCAGAGCATCTTCATCTACCCATCCAGATCCGATTACACTGAATCTCTGAAGCGGTCTGATCCTATACGGATGCGCCGCAGAATGATTCGCGCCGATAATCAGTACATCCTGCTGCTTGACTTTAATACCGATTCTGCCGTTTGCAGTCAGATACCAGCCATTGCCGATAAAATGTACGATATCGCCGATGTGGAATCTGTATCCATCATCAGGAATTTCATCCTCAATGTTTCCACCGATCACGATAGAAGGATACTGATGAACAACCGGCTTAATCACAACAGGAGTTTCTTCGTCGATGTTTCCGCCGAGAACAATCGTGGGTTTAGGATCTGGCTGAATTGCATCAATGTTAGTCACTTTACCACTCTCTTCTTTCTTCTTTTTCAAAGCCTCGTCAATAGCGGCGTAGGTGATTGGCCCAACTTCGCCGTCAATCGGTTCGACTTTATAATCCGTCTGAAACTTCTTTACAGCTTCCCTGGTGTCTCTGCCAAAATCACCGTCTGCTCCCCAGCGTCCGAGATCATATCCAAGCTTGATCAGATTCTCCTGAACCTTCAGAACATCTGTACCGGACATGCCTTTTCTGAGAATACGCTTTTCAGTATTGGCAGGCTCAACAGGAGTTTTTGTCTCAGGAATAGAGCTTTCGCTTATACCTTCAACGAGCTTCCAGTTCGGTCTTCCGAATCCTGCAACGTCGCCGCCATAAATCTTATGTGTGACAAGACTAACCTTGTCAGAATAGTTTCCTTCAACAGCCTGGAAAGAATTTCCATCGATAGACACGACAATGCCGGTATGGTTGATATCGCCACCGACATAATAGAAAGACTGGTCTCCAATCTCAGGAGTCTTTACGAATGCACCAGCCGATTTGAACAGGTCTGCCGAATTCCTACAAGCAGCAGTTCCGCCATATGTAAGACGAGATCCGATATCATATCCAAAGCAATTGAGATAGCACCAGTTAGTGAACGTGCAACACCACGGCTGATTCTGCGGAACCCATCCATACAGCTTTGCGATTTTCGGATCGTCAGCATATTTATTGTAATTGTTTGCCCCTTCGCGAGTTCCAAGCTGCGAACGAACAAATGCTACAAATTTCTCTTTCGCTTCATTTATAGTCAATATATTTCACCTCTTCCCCTTATCTTTCTCTTACTCTATTCACGTAGGTAGCTTCCCAGCGTATTTAAAATATGCGAGATAGTTTTCAGTACCTTTTGCGTTTACACAAGATACCATCATAATATCCGCCTGTTTTGGGTACACGCTTGCACCGTTGCAAATATAGCTTGATCTGTTGACATACACATGAGCGACAAACAGGCAATTGTACTGAAGGGTTTCTTTTTCTCTGACAATGAATGCCACATCATCAGGATGAAATTCTCCGACATCCCAGATGCCTTTCGCATAATCGCTCTTGCTCAGTGCGTGATCTGCGATTACTTTCCCTGCGCCAAACCTGTGGATGCTTGCCGAGTTCTCTGCATCAACAATCTTCTGTGAGGTAGCATTATTCCCAACATACAAAGGAATCATAATGTTATGCTCCGGAATCTGAAGCATACCGTATGCTCCATCCGGAATTGTACACTTCCTCGGAATTGCAAATGCTGCTAAGTCCATGATTCTTCAACTCCGATCTTAAAGATTGAGCCTCCATGACATCGCTATCATAGAGGCTCTTGATGTATAAAAACTGTATTATTATTACGTTTAAAACGTTTCGAATCCAGGGAGCTTGCCCACTGAATTACGTAGTTATGATGCCAAAAAGTTCTGAATTTAAGACTCGCTCAAAGTGGCATTTTGTCACTTAAATAGGCCGGATAAATATGCATTATTAATACATATTATACACATTAATACAGATAAAAGGCCACTTTTCGCGTTTAAAAATACCATGTAACTTAAACCGGACAGTTGACATTGATGCTCTGCCCGTGTATCATTGTCCCCGGAGGTGTTGTCATGCAACGCAAAGGATCAGGTGGTCGGCCTCGCTACGGTACACCACGCACAATCCCGTGTGAGCGCCTCAACATCACCATTACCAAGGACTTGATGGAACGTCTTGAAAAGTTTTGCGAAGAAGACGAACGTGCAAAGTCTTGGGTCATCCAGAAAGCTCTTGAATCTTGGCTGGATGGGAAGGGCTACTGATCGGTAGCCCTTTTTTCTTTTCTGCTATAGTGTGTATTAATGTGCGTTAAATAGGCCTTTAA